TTTATGACTCAACTAAACAGGAAATAATATGATTACACTTATTATTGGTTTGCTAGCTGGAGGTTTCATTGGTTATGCTTATAAAGATGAAATCAGTAAAGCTATTGAATCTATCAAAGCAATCTTGAAAAGATAATAATTTAACCTATATACCCTTCATTAACCAATGGAGAATATAATGTTAAACTATACTGATATTAAAAACTACTGGACTAAGTTCTATGCAGATGCTTTTGAAGATGCAAAATCATTCTGGAAGAACTACGCAGATACAGTAGAAAAATTATATAAAAAATAAATAAATAATAGTTATAAAACAATAAGTTATAAAAAATAATTTTATTTACTTATTATTCAATTAACTTTATCTCGCACATGCCAAACCAACTATAGGAGTTTGCATGGCAAAAAAGAAAAAATCTGCTGAGGATATAATCTATGAGATTAAAGATCTCTTAGATGATCTGGAGCTAAAGATCAATCCTGAAGAAGGATATGCATCTGATGATGAAGACGATCTAGATGAGGATGAATTTGATCTAGATGATGAAGACGAAGAAGAGTAAATAAATGCTATATGGGGTGTTTATAGCATCCCATATACACCTATAGATTGACTTTTTCATGCCACTATATATGGTGGCGAAATGAAAACAAAGCACAAGATATCTACAACATCTGTTAGACTATCGGCACATGAGAAGCTATGCGCTGAGAGAATGTCGCAGCTCATTAAAACAATAGATGAGTTACGTGGTGATGTTAAACAACTTCACTCAGATATGAATAAAGGTAAAGGTGTTATTGCTTTCATAATAATAGTCGGTGGTATCATCGGCGCAATAGTTGGCTTGCTTAAATATTTTAGATAATGAAGACAAGTAACAAGGGTGTCTTGAGCGAAGTCATAGCTCATTCACACTTTGCTAAAGATCCGGATCTTTTAATATTCACTCCACTCTGCGGTGTGGGTCCAGTTGATATCGTAACCTATAATATTAAAACAAAAGAATATACTAACTATGATGTTAAGACAGAATCTTTTAGATTATCAGATACAAAGTATGGTAATAAAAATAAAGATCGTATAAACAGAGCGCCAAATAAAAGACAAAAACATTTAAGTGTTAAAATACTTTACGTTGGTAAAGATAATAAGATAACAATAAAATGAAACTATCAGAAAATTTTACATTAGAAGAATTAACTTATTCCAAAACAGCTGAAGATAAAAAGATATCTAATATTCCAAAAGTTGAACATATCAAAAATCTTCAGTTGTTATGCGATCATATCCTGCAGCCAGTTAGAGATACGTTCCAGACTTCTGTTAAAGTAAGTTCTGGTTATAGATCTCCTGAGCTATGCCTGGCTGTTGGTTCAACTATTAAGTCTCAACATACAGAAGGTAAAGCAGCAGACTTTGAAATAGATGGTATTCCAAATCTTCAATTAGCTAACTGGATTTATAAGAACCTAGACTTTGATCAATTAATACTTGAGTTCTGGAACCCTGCTGAAGATAATTCTGGATGGGTTCATTGTTCTTACAATGGTAGTCAAAATAGAAAACAATATTTGAAAGCAATGCGAATAGATGGTAAGACTGTTTATTCAACAATGGAGATAGAATAATGTTACCTATGTTAAATGCTATAGCGCCGCTTGCTAAGATATTATTTAACACTGTAGATAAAGCAGTTGCAGATAAAGATTTGGCTGCAAAATTAAAAGCAGATTTACAAACTCAAATGTTACAATCGCATACTCAAGAAATGCAAGCTGCATCAAGAATAATTGAGGCAGAAGCTAAAGCTGGCTGGTTCACATCATCTTGGCGTCCCCTGCTTATGTATGTATTAATTACAATTTTAGTTTGGAATTATATATTTAGTCCAATTATATCTGTATTGTTTGGAGTTAAAGCAAGTGTTGATATGCCTTCAGAGGTAACAAATTTATTAACTGTTGGTGTTGGCGGTTATACCATCGGAAGATCAGCAGAGAGTGTTGCAAAGTCTTTAGCTGCTAGACCAGTACAAAGCAAAGATCAAGAAAATGGATAGTCTAAAGTTAAGCGATCAAACACAAGTATCTTTACCTATTAAAAATATAGTAGCTATCGTATCTGCTATCGTTGTTGCTGTCTGGACTTACTTTGGAATAGTTGAAAGACTAAATAGACTTGAGACTAATGAGAAGTTAATGGCGCAGGATCTATTAAAGAAAGCAGAACAAACTCCTAAGAACCAGGAGATGTATATGTTAATTGAGTATCAAGCTAAATCAATAGACAAGCACTCTAAACAATTAGAAGAAAACGTACACACTAAAGTATTAATAGCTCAGTTAGAAAAAAAAGTAGATAAACTAGAAAAAGAACTAGATTCATTAAGAGGTAAATAATGGGTGAAATAGTATTTGCTTTACTAATGTTTCTTAATGGTAAGTTAGAAAACTACTCACCTAAAATTAATCTTGCTGATTGCTTAGAACAAAAACGTAAAGTTGAACGTGATGGTGGTACTGATACTGTAAGAATGGAATGCAAAGAAGTTGAAGCAGTTGTTGAAACTGATAAGCATGGTGTTAAAAGAATAAGAGAAATTAAAGGAATTAAATGAGCAATCAAATTAAAACAGCATTCGCAATGAAGTATGCTAAAAAAATAACTAATAAAGATTACAATGGCAAAAAAAAATCTAGAAGACAAACATATAAGAAAACCGCCTAAGAAAAGAAAAGGTAGGCATACTAAAAGAGTTAATAAAAACAAAACGTATAAACCATACGTGGGACAAGGTAGAGCATGATTAAGTTATTAAATAAATTTAATACCTGGCTAGGTAATTTCTTATGGAATGTTGAATCAAATAAACGTAAAGTAAGAATAGTTAAATTTAAAAAGGTTATTAAAAAATCAAGCAAGTTTTCAAGATGATTGAATGTATATTTAAAACTATGCATGGTTGCTTATTACTAGATAAATGTAAGTGTTATGAGAAAAGAACATAAGAACCCAAAGGGTGGATTAACAGCTGCAGGTAGAGCTTACTTTAAAAGAACTGAAGGTTCAAACCTTAAAGCTCCTGTAAAGGGTGGTTTAAACCCTCGTAGGATCTCTTTTGCCGCTAGGTTTGGTGGTATGAAGGGTGCGATGAAGGATAGTAAGAATAGACCCACTAGATTGGCTTTAGCGCTAAAAGCATGGGGGTTTAGAAATAAGGAATCTGCTAGAGCTTTCGCTGCTAGACATAAGAAATCGTGAAAAGAAAAAAGAAGTTATCTATATTTCGTTGTGGGTTCTGCTTTATTTGTAATAAAGAATTGTTGTCAAACATGGGTGGTTGGGTTATTAATGCTGAGAAGCTGCGATTTTGTCATGCAGGAGCTGGTGATTGCTTTGATAGATACCACCAGGATAACCTAAGACGAAGAGCTGCCGAACAAAGAAAAGAGGAAAGATATTATGCCACTAAATGAAAAAGGTAAAAAGATTATGGCTGCCATGAAAAAACAATATGGAGCTAAAGCTAAAGAAGTTTTTTATGCATCGGAAAATAAAGGAACTATCACTGGTGTTAAGAAAAAGAAAAAGACTATATTATAATGGAAAACAAAGGTTTATATTATAACATAAATAAGCGCAGGAAAGCAGGAATATCTAGATCAAAAAAAGACTCAACGATATCTCCTGAAGCATATAGAAATATGAAAGCTGGTTTTCCTAAAAAGAAAAAGAAAACTATTCTATAGTTCGTTATTTATTTCTTCGTAAATATTCCAGATCTCATTCTTTGGTTTCCAATAACCAATCTTTAAATTCTTTTGGTTATGATGATACATAATAGTTGTATGGTTCCTTTTACCAAGAACATTGCCAACGATTGTGTAGTTCATACTAGCTCTCTCAAGCATGATATTAATAGCTATAGTTCTTGCATAAACAAACTTCTGTAGTCTGCTTGGAGATTTAATCTCATCAATAGATACATCAAATCTTTTACATATCTTCTCCAGGATATGATTAACCTCTGGAAATATACTAATTATAGTAGCTTTCTTTTTTGGTTCTTTAATTGAATATAATTTCTTTTTAGAAATAACTGCATAGTATTTTGCTTTGTATTTATTAACTTCACTATTTAAGAAATCCCAAACAAGTCTGGACCCAGTAATAAAACCTTCTCTATA